GAACCCGAGCGGCACCGAAGTGTTCTACAAGGTCAACCCCTCTACGACGCCTTACGTCATGGAGGCTGGCACCACCGCCTCGCCGAAGTATATCCAGGCGGCTTTTGCCTGCACTTCGGGCGACAGCCTGGCCGATCACAACGCCGGCGAACTTGAGGTCTTCCTCGAGATCGTTGACCTGAACACGTACTAAGCGTCTTAACACACTGCCGTCCGCACTGCGCATGCGGGTCGGACGGCAGAAGTTAGGATGTCATCAGAAATCTTCGGCGATCTGGTTGCCGACATGGATGGCGAGCTGGCCCAGCTCGTCCGGGATGAACTGAAGACCGGCTGGCATGCCCAGCAAGTCATGGCTGGCATTCAGTCTACCCGCGCCAAGCAGCTCAACGACCAGATCGAGCACTGCACCGTCGATGGTCTCGGCCAGCATGTCATGGACGTGCCGGCCGATGCTTATTTCGCGTGGCAGCAACACCTTGGCCGCGACTGCTGGGGCGACAAATCGTTCCGCTCTTGGTTCCTCAAGAAAAACCCGCAGTGCGCGGTCAACTACACTCCACGCAATCCCTCCATCCTCGTCCCATGACTCTTAAACGAGAAGACCTCACCAAGATCATCGGCGACATCGACCAGGCCGACGCTGACGGCAGTCAGTATCAACAGCGCAAGGTCAAAAACTTCAACACCCGCTACTGCATCTGGCCCGGGCAGACGGATGACGGCCGCAAGCACCAGAGCGCCTACGGTCAAAAGATCTTCCCGTGGGAAAATAGCAGCGACGTTAAGATCTTCCTCAGCGAGCAGATCATCCGCGAGCGCGTCATCTCCCTCGTCAACGCCTTCTTCAAGGCCCGCGTCCAAGTCCAGCCGGTCGAGTCCATGGACATCGACAAGCGCAATGCCGCTGAAAGCGTCCTCAAGTGGCTCCTCTTCAGTCACTGCTTGGATGACCTTCGGCGCGAAGTCCGCCTCGCCGCCGAGATGCGCGAGACCTACGGCCTAGCCATCATGGCCGTCGATTGGGAGCAGCAGACCCGCGTCGAAATCAAGACGTTCACCATGGAAGAGGCCATGATGATGCTGCAGGAAAGCCAAGACCCCAACCTGCAAGCCCTCCTTGAGGTCATCCTCGATCCTGAGCAAGAAGAACTCGCCGCGCAGTTGATGGGCGAAATCATCCCCGAGCTGGGCAGCACCACCAAAGTCCGCCAGTTCCGCGAAAAGGGCGAAGTCGAATGGGAGCAGCCCTACATTTTCAGCAGCAAGCCGGTCGTCCGCAGCCTCGAGCCTTGGGAAGACATCATCTTCCCCATCCAGACGGACAGCATCCAGCGCGCCCCCTTTGTCGCCCGCCGAGAACTCCTCAGCGAATTTGAACTCCGCGAGCGCGCCACGCTGGAAGGCTGGGACAGTGAATGGGTTGAGCGCGCCGTCAAGCACAAGGGCGAGCTGAAGCGCATCCACCTCAACATCCACCGCTCGGACAACTTCCTCTTTGAGCAGCTCCGCGACCTCATCGAAGTCTGGCACGTCTACAAAAAGGAGCACGACGACCGCACCGGCGCCACCAAGGTCACCAGAACGGTGCTTTCGTACAACATCACCGACAAGCCCGCTCTTCATGAGCTGATGCCTTACGACCACGCGCAGTATCCCTTCGTCGAACTCCCGCGCGAACGCAACACCCGCCCGCTCCTCGAATCCCGCGGCATCCCCGAAATCGTAAAAACGGCCCAGGAAGAGATCAAGGTCCAGCGCGACTTCCGCGTAGACCGCGCCAGCATCAGCATCCTCCCGCCGCTCAAGACGCCCGCCGCCCGCGGAAAATTCGACCTCGTCCTCGGCCCCGCCATGCAGATCCCCGAGCGCCGCCCCGGAGAAGTGTCGTGGATGGCCCCGCCGCCGTTCGACCAAGGCAGCATCGAAGTCGAAGCCGCCACCCGCGCCGACATCGACCGCTACTTCGGCCGCATGACCGAAGCCGTCAACCCCAACATGGCGATGCTGCACATGCAGGAGCTGGTCGATAGCTGGCTCATCGACATGAAGCTTGTGATGGCCCAAGTCATGGCCCTCAGCCAGCAATACATGACCCCCGAGGAGGTCGCCCGCATCACCGGCAACGAGCAGCTCCAATTCAACGCATCGCCCCAAGACATCCGGGGCCGCTTCGACATTACCGCCGAGTTTGACGCGCGCCTCCTCGACAACGAAGCCCTCGGGGCAAAGCTCGACTACCTCGCCAAAGTGCTCGTCCCGCTCGACAGCTTCGGCGTCATAGACCGTGCCGGCTTGGTCAAATACATGTTCCAAGCCGTTGACCCGAATCTTGCCGGCCTCTTGGTGCAAGACATCGGCGCCGCCACCGCAGCCGAGCAAGAGGACGAGCAAACCGCCTTCGCAAAAATCGCCGCAGGCACCGAACCCCCATTGAAAGAAGGCGGACAAAACGCGCAGGTAAGGCTGCAAACCTTGCAGCAAATCATTCAGTCCAACCCCGCCGTCCAGCAGCGGTATCAGTCCGACGAAATCTTCCGCAGCATGATCGACGCCCGCGCGCAGGCTTTCCAGTTCCAGCTCCAGCAGCAGCAAAACGCCGTCATCGGCCGCACCGGCGCCCAACCCGCGCTGCAAAAGATGGCGCAGGAGCAGCAACTCGGCATGACCGCCCAACCCGCCGCCTAATCGTATGCACCCCAACGTCTCCGTCAGAAACATCGCCGGACTAAACATACCGCAGCATAACGCGGTTGAGCTGAATTACGTCTCCACGACAAACAACCTTTCCACGGCGGTCTACAAGGAAGGCAGCCAGACTGTCGCCACGCTCACCTTCACCTATGTCGGCGGCACGCCGTCCTCGGATGACGCCAAGATCGCCACAGTGACCCGAAGCTAATGGCCATTAAGTTCAATCCGCTGACAGGAAACTTCGACTTCACCGGCTCCGGTGGAGGCGGCGGCGGTGCGAGCTATATCGACGGCGAGGTGCAAAACTTCAGCGCATTGCCCACCGCCAACCCGCCGGCCGTAGACAGCGCCTACCTCGTCCGCGAACCCGAAGGCACTTGGCTCATCAACCGCAAGCCCGCTGGCATCTACATTCGCGTTGCCACCACCGGAACACGCGCCACGGACTGGACCTACGCCGGCATCCTCCCCGACGTCTTCAACGACGCCAACTTCCTCCTGTATGACAACGGCGACAGCTCCAAAAATTTAGCCTTCCAACTCTCCGGCATCACCACCGGCACCACCCGCACGCTGACGGCCGCCGACCGGAGCGGCGTCAACGTCGTCAGCGACACCGGCGCAGGCAGCGGCTCCGACGTGGTCAACAACATCGTGAGCCTCACCCAAGCCGAATACAACGCCATCGGAAGTCCCGACGCGGCCACGCTCTTCCTCATCACCGATCCCTGACCCATGGCCCTCCTGCAAAAAGCCTATCTCGGAAGCACGCCGCTCTTCGCGGACAAGCCGTGGTTTTACCAGAATGAAATCCTCGCGGCTTCATGGAACACTGGCTCCGTCACGCTCACCGCGTCAGCCACGCCGCACACCAAGGGCAGTTGGTCGCAGATCATCGCCAGCACCAGCAATGTGACGACGTTGATCCGACTCTTTTTGTCAGGCGTCAGCGTATCGACAGCCGACTCAGCCACCCTCCTTGACATCGGAGTCGGCGCATCGGGCAGCGAGACTGTTATAGTTCCCAATCTCGCCATCGGCGGATCGGCGGGATCGTTTTACAGTATTCCAGTCGAAATTCCATCCGGCTCCCGCATTGCCGCTCGCATCCAAGGCGTTCGTGCATCGCAAACCGCCACCATAAGCGCCAGAGACTTCTTTGCGCTTAACGCGGGCGATACGGCAAGCATCGGCACGACCGCTGACGTTTTGGGCACAGACACTGCGACCAGCACAGGCACGGCCATGAGCGGATCATCGGGCACATGGGTGGAGATTGAAGACAGCACCACCAAAGACTACATCGGCTTCGCCATCGCCCCGTCCGTCAGCGACACCGACACTGCATCGCAGGGTGACGCTACCTATGAGATCGGCGTTGGCGCAGCAGGCAGCGAGGTCGCATTTGGCTACATCCAATTTGCGTTTGGAGCCACTGAAAGCTTTTCTCTCGCATCCAGTAGAAGTCCGAACCTATTTGGCCGCGAAGTCCCCACCGGCTCCCGCCTCGCCATCCGTCACAACATCGCGGCGAACCCCAGCAAATACGACGCCTGCATCATCGCCGTTCCGAAAGTCTGACCATGAGCAACTGGCACATCCTCTACAACAACACGACCGGCGAATCCGTCAGCATCGGCACCGTCATCGCTGATCCGCTTCCGGCAGGCATCACCGCGCTCCCGCTTACCGACGAGCAAGGCGAAGGACTACAAAACGGCAGCCTCATCTGGGACGCCGCCAGCCGCAGCTTGATCGCAACGCCGCCGCCCACGCAGACCGCCGAAGAACACCTTGAGTCTGTCGGCCTCGCAGGCGACCGCCAGCCCACACTTTTGTATCTGCGCCAGTCCCTCACCGCCGCAGGCAAAACCTGCGCCGAGCTGGACGCCGTCGAGCAATACTTGCAGCAGATCCTCACCATGTTCGCCGCCAATCCGGCGCCGCGTAACGATTGGCCGAATCCCAGCGTCACCTTTGAAGCCGCCGTGCAGTCGGCCATGAACGCACTCAACAGCTAATGCGCACCGTCACCTTACAGTCTATCCTCCTCCGCGCATGGCAGCGTGTCGGCAACGATGCGTCCACCATCGACGCCATCCCATCCGGCGCCCGCACCATGATGACCGCCGCCGCCAACGAACGCATAGCCGACTGCTGGGAGTGGGCGGATTGGCCGGAATTGATGCGCGTCGAAAGCCGCACCGTGCAGGGCGATGCGACGAACGGCTATTACATCGACTACGAGCAATCCGGCCAGACAGCCATGGGGGCCGTGTTTGGCGTCCTAAGAGACAACCCTGCAACCCACGCCGCGCCCCGCGCCATTGGCTATACGCTCCTCGGAGATGCCATTCGCTTTCCAGAGGACACCGACCTGCCAACCACCGTCTGGGTCAACTTCCGCGTGCGTCCGACCGAATACTCAGCGAGCAACCTCTCCGCGACAGTTCCCGCCGTCATCGCAAAAGCAGTCGCGCTCATGCTGACTTCCGATCTCCTCACCGAAGACGGCCAGCTCGACAAGGCGTTGGCCATGGAGCAACTCGCCGAGTCCGAGCTGATTAGCCAGCGCGACAAATATTATTTCCAACAAGGGCAGCCGTCCATGTGGACCGCCCGCGTCAACCAATACTAAAAACCTATGCACCCTAACGTCTCCCTCACCAACTTCCGCACCAAGATCGTGCGGTTCACGCCAGTCGTAGACACCAGCGCCTATGCCGCCGGTGATGTCCTCTTCGACACCACTGCCGTTGAACTCAGCAGCAACGCCGCAGCCGCCGCCCGCGGCACCATCCTCACGGCCAGCATCATCGACCGCGACGATGAATCCTCGCAGACCATCACGCTGTATTTCCTGCGCAGCAACGTCAGCCTAGGCACGGTCAACGCCGCGCCCAGCATCTCCGACGACAACGCCGCCGAAATCCTCGGCACCTGCACCGTCACCACCGGCACCGACTTGGGCGGCTGCAAATACGGCGAGACCAGTGGCCTTGTCCTGCCCTTTGAGCTGCCCGCGCAGAACCTCTTCGTCGCCGCCACAACCGGCGGCACGCCGACCTTCACCGCCGCCAGCGACATCCGCGTGCGCCTGAGCCTCCAGCTCGAAAGCCCGCTCTAAGACTCCATGCCGCTGCCATTTTCCAGACGCGCTTTGCAGACAGCGCCGAGCTTCAGCCGCGACTTCGCCGGACTGAAGACGCTGGATCATGGTGTCGGCCCTGCCATCACCTTCACGCGGGCAAGCGATGCGACTTACTTTGATGCTGATGGTGTGCTGCAAACGGCCAGCAACAACGTCCCCCGATTCGACCATTCCGGCGGCAGCAGCTTGGGGCTGCTCATCGAGGAGGCGCGGACGAATCTCTTTGAGCGCAGCGCGGAGTTTGACAATGCGTATTGGACGAAGGAGCGCGTTACGATTTCTTCAAATGCGGTTACAGCGCCGGACGGATCACTGACGGCAGACGCAGTGTTTGAAACAACCGACAATGGGTTTCACACGGTTAAGCGCGATGGATCGTTCACGATAGACGCCACCAACACACTTAGCTTCTTTTGCAAGGCAAACGGAAGAACCGTGCTGTCATTGCAAATTGGCGGACTAAACTCGGTAAGATTCGACCTCTCCGCAGTAACGGCAACGGTTGTTAATTCGACAGGAGGGACAACGGGAAGCATTACCAGCGTCGGCAACGGATGGTTCCGGTGTGTTGCAACGAGGCAGTCAACAGTAAACGGCAACGCAACGCTGCTTTTGTATAGCGGGTCAGATATTCAATACGCCGGAGACGTAACCAAAGGAATCTACCTATGGGGAGCGCAAGCCGAAGCAGGCGCCTTCGCCACGTCCTACATCCCGACGACATCCGCCGCCGCCACCCGCGCCGCGGACAGTGCGGTCGTCACGCCGATCTCTTCGTTTTATAATCAAGCGGAGGGGACGTTGTTTGCGGAGTATTCAAGAACAACCGTGGCAAAACAGACCTATTTCCTTGGGTTTTCCGATCCTACAGCTGGCGGCAACGAGGAGATGTATATTGAGACTTCGGGCGCTACGCCATCAACGCAACGATATCAAGTAAGAGACGGCGGAGTTTCACAGGCTGCTATTGGAAATTACACATCAGCGACAGCGAACACAATTTACAAAGTAGCCGCAGGTTATGCTGTTGATAATTTCGCAGTGTCACAAAACGGCGCAGCCGTATCGACCGACACCAGTGGAACGTTGCCAACCGTGACGCGGATGGATGTCGGAACCGGCCAGTTATCATCAACCCACATCCGCAAGATCGCCTACTGGCCCCGCCGCTTGAGCAACACGCTGCTGCAACAGCTAACGACCTAATGCGCCCGCTCCTCGCCATCTTTGCGCTCGCCCTGTCCGGCTGCCTCACCGCGCAGCAGGAGGTGAACGACTGCCTGCCCGCCGCCATCGCCGCCAAGAACACGATGGAGAAGAACGGCGTGCCGACCAAGGTGCTGATCGTCCACTGGGACGAGAAAGGCAAGGAGCGCGGGCACGCCTACGCAATCTTCACCTACGGCAAGAAGTGGAGCTACGACAAACACTTCGGGTCCATCGCGCTCGACGCCGAAATTTCGCCCAACCAAGACCCCGCCTTCTGGGAGGCGTGGGAAGCCAACTGGAAACGCGGACACAGGGGCGAGATCCGCGAAGCCTATTACCTGCAATGACGTATCTGCATCACCACTTTAGCACCGTTGAGCGCGGCGCCCTCGGAACCTTCGCCAGCATCGGCAGCGCCGCCATATCGCTGGTTTCGCAGCTTGAGGTCTACCTCCGAGTCGCCGGCCTTTGCGTCGGTCTGGCAGTCGGTGTCGTCACCTTAATTTCGGTCCTTCACGACCTCCGCAAGAAACAGAAAGCAGACAAATGAGAAACTGGAAAACAACGACCATCGGCATCCTGACCATCATCATCGCCTTGGCGACCGGAGCGAAGGAATACCTCGCCACGGACGCGCTGCCCGACCTCGGCTTGATCGTCACCTCAATCCTCGCCGGATGGGGCTTGGTGCAGGCCAAGGACAACAACGCCCGCCTCTGATGAAATGCCGCCCGCAGTTCGCCGCAGCAATGGCCATCGCACTCATCCTTGGTGGATGCGTGACCATTCCTCTTCCGCCGGTGGACGGCGAGAAGACGCAGGCGGGCGACTGGGGGTCAATCAAGGTGATGATTACTTACGTTCCCAATATCAACAACCTCTACCAGTCATACAAAAGCTGGAAAAAGCCCGAACAATGAAAAACTTCCTCGAACGCCAACTCGTCCGCCTGCTGCTTTCGCGCGGCGGTCCGCTCCTGCAAAAGCTCGTCACCGGAGCCGCTGCCGCTGCCCTCACCTACATTGCCACCAAGAGCGGCCTAGACATCCGCGCCTTGGGCGTGAACGAAGCCGTCATCGCCGGCATCATCTGGGGCATCCTCGACATCGCCGTCACGCGCCTCCCCGCGAACATCCTCAAAGACTACGGCCGCCAGATCCAAGCGCTGCTCAACACCTACGGACGCGGCGTCATGCTCAAGGAAGACGGCTATGTCGGACCCGTGACCGTTGAAGCCGCCGCCGCTGAACTCGCCAACCCGCGATGATTCCTAAAAACCGACCACAACAAAAGCGGATCGACACCGAGCGCCAGCTAAAGAGCGCCGGTGTCAGTGATCCGGTGTGCCTGGTCGGCATCCGCGGCTACTACCGTGACTCAATGGGAGCGAAGGGGAAGAATGACCGGAATTTGTATGACGATGCCCTCATCTTGGTCAGCCCCAACGTCCACGCCGCCTTCAACGCCAACGTCGATCCCGGCGGCTACGGTATCAACCCCAAGGTCCGCAAGGGCTACGCCAGCCTCAAGCCCGGCGTCTACCGCTACAAGCTGGGCAAGCACGGCCTTCGGAGCGGCAACCCTTACAAGGCTCTGGTCCAGGGCGGTCCAGTCACCGTGCAGCGCGACGGCGGGCAGGAAGAGACAGGATTCTTCGGCATAAACGTCCACGCTGGAAGCCGCACTCGGGTCTCGTCGGAAGGCTGCCAGACCCTGCCGCCCGCCCAATGGCCGGCCTTCATCACGCTCGTTGAGTCGGAGATGAAGCGCAACAACGCCAAGACCGTCAGCTATGTGCTGACCCAACCCAGAAAGGACATCGCCGCCTAATGGCCCTCGAAAGCCCAGTTCAACGCGACGGCGACAGGGGATTCATCGGCTTTGCCTCACGGCTTAACCCGCTGACCTTGCCAGCAGGCATGCTGCAAGACAGCGTCAACATGCGATTAGACCGTGGCGTGGCGACGACCCGCAAGGGATCTAAGCGCCTCACCGACACCATCGGCACGACCGGCGCCCCACTGACTCTCGACTTCACCCTCGGCACCGACGTTTCCGTCACCTCAATCACCCGAGCCTCGACCACCGCGACCGTCACCGCCACCGCCCACGGATTTACAACAGGCGACCAAGTGAACATCCGAGGCGCCGTGCAGACGGACTACAACGGCGACTTCATCGTCACCGTGACGGACGCCAACACTTTCACCTACACCGTCAGCGGCAGCCCCGCGACACCGGCCACCGGCACCATCATCGCCAACAACGGCCCCGAAGTCCGCGACAGCTACGAAGGCGGACTCTATGCGGCCGGAGTGTTCGCCAGCCAGAACTACGACAACGCGAACGAGTTTATCGTGCTCGCCGGAAGTGACAGCGCCACGCTTTACCGGCAGGGACAATCGCCGGTCGTGAAGACCTATCCGACCAGCCCCGCCGAGAAGATCGAAGGCACCGACACCGTCAGCGTGCTGCAAGCCTTTGATCGCTTGTATATCCTCCGCGAAGCCTCCCGCACCGCCACCGGCTACGAGGAAAAGCTGACAACAGCCTCCGGCATTACCGTTTCCTCGACGACGGCCACGGTCAACGTCACGGCCCATGGCTATCCGGCTGGCGCCCGCGTCCGCATCGAAGGCAGCACCACGCCCGCCTTCGACGGCCACGAATACGACGTCGTCAGCAGCTCGACCAACAGCTTCACCATCACCGTGCCAGCACTCACCGCGACCCACGCCGCTGCAGGAATCAAGGTGCGGAGAACAAAGCCGCCGATTTATTGGGACGGCGGCAGCGGCAACTTCGTCCGCGCCACCGCAGGCGTTCCCGCCGCAGGCGTGACCTACACGACCATGCCGAGCACCGGCTGGGCGGCCTACCACAATAACCGGCTTTGGTTCGCCAAAAACCGCGACACTGTGGCGATCAGTGATGTGCTGGACCCCGACCTCTACGATCCCTTCTGGAACAGCTTCCGCGCAGGCGCAGGCGGCGATGACCGCATTGTCGCCGTGCATCCGTGGGTCGAAGGCCAAGCCCTCGTCTTCTGCCGCAAGTCCATCTGGCTCGCCACGCTCAACCAGTTCAGCAGCACCGATGGCAGCGCCTTCAGCGTCGATACGCCGGTCAGCGGATTGACTTTGCTCACCAACGAGATCGGCTGCTCGGCGCGCAACACCATCGTCACCGCAGGCAGCTTCGTCTTCTTTCTCTCGGACGCAGGCATCTACCGCCTCGACAGCCGCCTCGACCTAAAGCTACGCGGCGACACTCAGCCGCTGAGTGAACCCATCGCCGATCTTTTCAGCACCGTCGTCCAGTCCCGCGTCGAAAAATCGGCCTTCGCCATCTGGCACAACAACAGGTATCTGATCGCACTGCCCACCAGCAACGACCCGCTCGACGGCAACCAGCTCGTCCTCGCATGGAATGCGCTCAACAATAACTGGGAATACCGCGACACTTATCCCAGCAGCGCGGCCGTCAACCAGATCCTCGTCGGAACCTACGACAACCAGCGCCGCGTCTTCTCGGTGCCGCGCTCTGGCAACCTCTACTTGTTGGAGCAAGAGGACACCGCACTGGATGACAACGCAGTCAACGCAGGCACAAGCCCCATCACCGGCAGCATCAAGACAAGGCGCTACGATTTCGGCGACATGCACTCAAAGCGGTTCCTCCGCACCATCGCCGATGTCGTCATTCCCGCAGGCGCCAGCGTCACGACCAAGATCAGCACGATCAACCCCGACACCGAAACCATCGTCGGCACGCTGACCAACAGCAACGCAAGCAGCGAGGACTACAACATGAAGAGTCCGGTGCGCTACAAGGCACACGCCGCCGAAGTCATTTACGAAACCTCCGGTGGGCGGCCGGAAATCAGATCCGCCAGCATTGAGGCATCGCCCAAGTCCTTGCCTCCGACCGAAACCAGATCAGCAGCATAATTCCTATGGCCTCCTACGCATACACATTCACTAGCGGCGACACCGTCACCCCGACCAAGCTCAACAACGCCCGCACCGTCAGCGACATCGTCAACGCCGATGTCAAGAGCGATGCGGCGATTGATGGAACCAAGATCGCGCCAGCCTTCGGCGCGCAAGACATCACCGTCAGCACCGCCAACCGTTCGATCACTAACACGGGCAACTTTGCGCTGTCGTTTGGGACGAATAATACGGAGCGGGTGAGGATTGATAATGCGGGGAATGTGGGGATTGGGACCACGTCCACCGCCGATCAAAAAGTATTTATTTCTACTGGAGCACAATGGAGCGTCAACAATATCGGAGCTAATCTTGTCGTTGGCGGATCGCGGAATAACGGCATTGGATTACTGGATTCTTCAAACGCAAACCCGTGGGCCATAGCAAATGTTGGTGGAGCCTTAGTGTTTAACCAGATGCCAGCTCTTGGAAACACGGCGTCTGGTCTCACCGAACGCGCCAAAATTGCCTCAGACGGGTCTTTGTTTGTTGGCTACACCTCGGGCGGAAGTGTGACCGCGGGGGGCGTTGTCAAGGCGAAGGGCTACAATACCAAGGCTGGTTCATCCGCCGGTCTTGGCAGCAATGCATTCAACATTGGTTGGTCTAGTCCGACGGCCTCGCTGTTTATTGACGACACCAACTTGGGCAGCATTCAGGTCACCTCGGATTACCGAATCAAACGCAACGTGCAAGCACAGACCGCGACCGCCGTCGAGCGCATCAAGCAAATCCGCCCCATAACGTATCAAGCCGACGACTTTGGCGAACTGTTCAAGGCCGACGACAAGGTGCGCGAGGGTTTTATCGCTCACGAACTCGCAGAGGTCATCCCAAGCGCCGTGGAAGGAGAAAAGGATGCACCGAATCAAATCCAGTCGCTTCGCCTTGACGCGCTTTGCTCCGTGTTGGTCAAGGCCGTGCAAGAACTCACCGCCAAAGTCGAAGCCTTAGAAGCCGCACAATGAAACCCCAACTAGCCGAACTAATCGAAGCCTACGCCGCCGCCCGCGCCTCGGGTAGCCGGTTGCTACTGGAGTTTGCTGTGGGGCAGCTCAATGAGTTTATGGCGAAGGTGGATGTGGTGGAAATTAAATTGAAAGAAAAGGAATAAAATCATGGCCCGAAAAAAACAATTTGACCCCGTAACCATCAGCGCCCCCAGCGGACGCGGCACCGGCAACGTCGCCGCGAATGCCGTGGATCAACTCGCCGGAGCTGCCGCGACGAGCAATACGGAAGGCGGCTTAACCCAGCTTGGCGGATTTTTGCAAATCTTGAGCGGCCAAGGCGGTGCTTTGGCCATGGACCCGACGCTGCGTGCCGAGTTCGACAATTTGACGGCCAACGTCAACGCGGCCATCAAAAAGCCCACGCAGCGGCTGAACGATCTGCAAACGCAGATCGCCACGTTGCAAAGTAAGGGCACGCTCAAGCCGAAAGAGCAGGCTCGATTAGAAAAGCTGCAAGCACAGGTAGGCCCGCTGGAAGCGCAGATCGCAGCGCAGAACCAACGGCTGACCGACTTCAAAACCAACCGGATTGCCACGGCGCCGTCCGCGCAGGATGAGATCGCCAAGGCGTTCCCCGAATTGCGCGCTACAGCGGACGCCGCCAACCCCTACCTCGACCGCATGGGCCAGCTCGGCGCCACGGGCGAGCGGTTGATGGGTGCGCTGGGGCAGGGCTTTCGCGCCAACGAGATTACTGGTCGGGACGTCGGCCGTG